ATTTGTGCTGGCCACAGTTTCTTGAAGATCAAATGTTGCTCTAACTCCGTCAGCAACATACTGTTTGGTTCCTACAATAAACTGATGTGTTTGATTTTTAAATTGACCTGTAACAACATCAAATGATAAAACTTGTCCGCTTGTTGGACCATTGATCGTTGTGTCAGTTAAACTGTCCAACGACAAGTTATTGATTGTATTTGAAAAGTTTGAATTAATGACTTGTTGATTTTGTACAATCTCTGTTAATGAATCTATTGCGGCTGGATCAGTGTTGCTGGCAATGTAGTCAATTTGATCTTGTAAATTTTGATCTTGAATATCAACATAGCTGAGTGATGCCAATGCTTCCCAATTGTTACCACTGTAATATTCTGGCTTGACTGATGTTTGATCAAAACGCACATGCCCTGCCAATGGCAATTGTGGACGTTCACTTTGATTGCCCACTGGGATGGCCAATGCACCCTTGGCTTCAATTGTTAAAACATTTGATGCTGGTTTTAAACTCTCTGTAGAGTGATTGGTCTTAATTGACATTAACTTTTCCCTGCAATCTTTTCTTGACTACGACCATAAGCCGCTAAACCTAGTACAGCACCCATGGCAATATGATACAATCCAGCACCTTGTAGTGTCAATGGACTCCATTGACTTGTTACTTGACCACCTTGTACTGCCTGTAGTATTGACCATAGCACTGGAAATATAACAAAGTCTGTAGTACAAGTAATCATGTAGATAAATGCCATCATTGGACGCCATTTTGAGTTGATAAAGATGCCAAATTTGTCATCTGTTTCTAATGTGTTTGTAGCACCTTGAACTGCTACTTGTGCGGCAGCGTCTGCTACAGCTTTGGTCTTGGCGGCTTCGTCGGCACTTGACCAACCACCGTTTTGAATTTTATTATCAATACTAGCTTGAGCTCCGCTAGTTAATGGTGTAAATGCACCCGAGTCATTATAATTGTCAAATTTTGGCATAATGCTGTGTCTCCTAATGCATTATTTACCTTAGGATCACTTTTTTGGACTTAAGAACTCTTGTACTCGAGTGGCCACAGTTGATATAAAATCATCACTTGGCTCAACTGCTTTCCATTTGCCTACGGGACATTCTTCGGCAGCTATTGTTACTTTTAAATTGACCAAACATCCGCACTGACGGCATTGCTTTGCAGGTCTATAATACCATTCGCACTTTTGGCAATGACCTGCACGTTCTAATCTAACTGGCATACTTGTAAACATACCATACTTAGCCAATGAAAAAGGGCAGTTGCCTGCCCTTTTTCTGTTTAACAAACTTCTAACTTTTAGATTAGATGAATGATAAGTTTGCTGCGTCAATAGCGATTGTGTTAACGTAGTCAGCAGCGTTACCTAAAGAAGATGCGCTGTTTGACAACTCAACGTAGCCATAACGTGTCATGAAGCTAACTGTTGGTTCGAATGTGTTTGGATCTAAAACAACACCAGAGCTCATCAATGGAATGTATGGGCAATAGAATGCTGGAGCGTCCATTTCGTTAGCACCTTTGTAACCGATAAGGATCGGAGCTGCATCGCCTGCATAGTGGTTAACGTAAACACGAACTGAACTGTTTAATGTACCAACGAACTTAGTGTTTGTTGGAGCTTCGAATGTACCTTCTGTTGTACGAGCAAAAGCTGAAGTAGTAGCAGATTGTAGAATTGTCAATGCTGTTGGAGAAACTACGATGTAGTTACCAGCACCACGACGTGTACGGCTAGCGATGTCGTTAGCAGCACGGTTTACCAATACTGCCAAAGCAGCGTGTTGGTCACCAACGAAGTTGGCTGTACCAGATACAGCAGCTTGGTCGTATGTACCATAAGCAGAACCAGCCAAGCTGATCAATGAACCGATAACTTCTTGGTCGATTTCAGCTGTGATTTCTTGTGCCAATGCAGCCATGATTTCAGCTTCAACGTCAACACCGTGGATAGCTTGAGCGTCTTGAGCCGCTTCAAATGTCCAACGTGCGCTTAACTTACGTGATTTAGCTTCAACAGTCTCTTTCAAGATCTGGATGTTCATCTTCTTACCGCCAGCACCTTCTAAAGTTGCTGTAGCAGCACCTTTACCACCAGCACCAGAGTACTGAGTAGCAATGCTGAATGGGCTTAATGCTTCGTCGTTAACAACTACGGCTTTGCCGATGTTGCCAGTTGCGTTACTAGCAGCGTCAGCAGCTTCTGCATAACGTACACGTAATGTGTGAATCTGAGAAACTGGACCTTGCATTGGTTGTACACCAACTAATTCGTTAGCGATAGTTGTTGGCATAACGCGACGAATAACAGGTAAAATAACCTTGTTTAAAACTGCAATGTTACCAGAAGCTGTGCCACCGGCTGTTGCTGTTTCTGTCAAATACTTCTTAGTATTTTCCAAGCAGACTTCCATAGTAGTCTTGCGTTGACCTTGTAGGCCTTCTGTTAAGGCTTGCTTTGTAGCAGACCAATTTTTGCTTTCAAATAGAGCTTGTGACATTTGTATGTCTCCTAATTAAATCTTAATACCAGCGAGTTTACGAAGTTGTTGAATTGTTTCATCAGCTTCGGCTGGAGCGGATTCAACAACTTGCGTTGTCTTATCGCCTGTAACCACAGTCTTCTGTGATTGCTGTCCTTCAACAAGTTGTTTCTTCTCACGACGAACTTCCTCGTTTAAAACAGATGGCAGGTACTTTTGGAATTGGTCTTTTAGTTTAGCAGTATCTGTGCCTTCTAATAACTCTTCCATAATGCCACGCTTGTCTTTAGACAATGGTGAGCATAGGTCCTGCATGACGCGAACTCGCTGTGCTTGATCTTCCGCAATGCGCTGACGACGAAGCGACTCGCTAATTTGTTGTTCTTTTTTTGTTAGTGTTGATTGAGCTTCTGATAGTTTTGTGTTCATTTCAGCTAGTTTACTGTTCAATTCGCTAACGGCTGTACCGTCTGCAAACTTACTGGCCATAAACTCAGCAGCGAAGGCTTCCATAATCTTACGACCAAAGTTATTTTCTTTGGCTGTACGGATGTCTTCTTTTAATTGTGTTACTTCTTTCTTAAAGGATTCAGCAACCATTGTATTGATTTTCTCGCTGGCTTTCTTGATGAAAGTAGCTTTGGCTTCATTGATGGCTGTACGTCCTTCTGCAACTAATTTAACGCGAGCATTAACTAGTTGCTTGTGGTCTTCGTGCAATTCACTTAGTTCAGAAGTTAGTTTACGCAAAGCAAACTCTTCCAATTGACCAACTGCATCTTTTTGTGACTTACGATCAGACTTTAGTTCTGCTACTTCTTTTGCCAATGTTTCCATTACAAATTTCTGTAGTAACTTTGCGTCTTCGCTGATCTTGGCAGCATACTTTACACGTTGAGCCGTGGCTTCTTCGCGTAGAGTTTTTAATTCGGCAGCACCTGCAGAGATTGTATCTTGCATTAGCTTGTCCATTGCTTCAATTAGCTGGCTTTTATCGTGTTCATAACGACCAGCAAATTCTTCGCGTAACTCAGCTGTAACTGATTCACGGCTTTCGGATAAGTGTTTTTCCCAAGCGGCGTTGATATTCTCACGCACCTCTTCGGATAAAACTACTGAACCTAACATTTCTGTAAATTGTGTCATGTTTTTTCCTCAGACTTATTTCAGATTCTGAATGAATCTACGCATCTCTGCTTCGAGATGCTTTTGTGCGGACCTATCGTAGGTCGCCGCGTAGGCCACGTCCATCAGGGCGGCACGTCTACGACTGCCCATTACTCGTTCATAAATTGCTGTTGGGTAGGCTTCAGGTGCGCTGGGTTGTGCAACAACGTCTACTGTAACGATTTCAAAGTCAGAAACTTTGCCGCTTTCAGTTACGTTGCCGGATCCACGGCTGCTAACGCCTAACTTAACACCACTTTCAAGTAATGTCTTAATAATGTTTCCCATTGGAGTAGGGATAAGTTTTAACTTACCATAACCGTTTTCACCTTCCATCCACATGTCAGTAATCATATGACTTACTCGGTCAATGTTTACTTGCAAATCATCTGGGTGGTCAGCTTCTCCTAATACTGAAAAACCTTGTTCTAGTCTAGACTTTATGCTCTCTACTGCACGGCTAATTTCATTTACAGGGTAAACACGACCGTTATGGTTTTGTTGTGCCCCTTGAATAAAAATACCCTTCATGTAGAGATCTTTACCGCCACCGGCTGACTCTTTTGACTCAATGACCAAATTGGCCTGATCAAAACTTAAATGTTCGCGTAGTGGCTGTACTTGCATGATGGGTTAAGCCTTTGTTGAAACTTTGCTGAGGTTAGGCTTAGTTGTACCGCCCATGTCTTGTGCTTTTGGAGCACTGGCTGGAGTTGTACCACTTGCTACACCGCTAGCTGAACTTGCACCAATTTTAACTGCTGGACGAGCACCCATTGGGTTCTTGCCTGCAACTGGACTGCGTTTTTCGTCAGCTTTGTCGCTGTTGTCTGGCTTAGAAACTGCTGATAGTTCTGCTGATTCTTCAATGCTTTCTGGCATTTCTTCTTCAGCTTCCATATCGCCCATTTCTTCTTCTGCGCCCATTTCTTCTTCACCGGCGCCAGAAACCATCTCTTCAAATTCTGCTTTTAATTTTGCTAATGCGGATTCAACATCCATCATAGCGTCTGCAACGTCAGCAGCATCAGCATCAACTGCTTCTGCTTCTTCACCTGCGCCTAATTCAGCTTCTAGGTCGTCTGTTGCAACTGGCTCGTCAGCACCCATTTCTGGGGCGATATCATCGCCTTCTTCTGTTAAGTCGGCTTCAACTTCGTCAATTGAACCTTCTAAATCTGTTGTGTCTTCGTCTTCGAAGGCAATATCATCAGCCATAATGTCCTCATAGACTTTACGGCCAATACCTACATAGTAGTCGTGTAACAATGCGCTAGCTTGATCTTCTTCTTTATTAAGAAGGTGAGCTAATGCCTGTTCTAAGATTGATTTACTCATTTATTTCTCCTTGCGCTAAGGGGAAGTGTATTATTTGAATACACCGTACCAATAACTACTTACTAATGACGCAGGGGAATATAGCGAATATGGCGGAAAAACAGGAGTTTTTCCCGCCACAACGTAATAAAAATGTAACTTAGTATTAGACTGGAGCTGGTCTAGCGTACATTTTTTTAACTAAATCTAAACGCTGGGATTCTTCATACTTGCGTAGATCTCGAAGTTTTCTCAAACGATTCACATGCTCTAATGTCAAACGTTTTCGACGCATGTCACCATAAAAGGCCACATCCGGGTCAATTTCTGATTCAATTTCATCTTCAATTTCTAGTAGGTCGTTAAATCTCATACTCTTACTTATTAAAAAGTGAAACTTATGCGGCCGGTGGTGTTGGTGGGACTGGACTTTCTGCTCCGCCTTCTGCGCCAGCAACGGGCTCTCCGCCACCTTCAGCTTCTAGGTTTTCAAGACCAGCACCAAGATCTAAGTCGCTTTCACCGGGCCCTTTAAGTCCTGTTGCCCCAAACCCTGCTGCTTCATCACCACTGGTGGCCATTGCATCTGCACCTGTGTTTTCTTCTTTCCACATGCGTTCGTTTTCTAATATTTCGTCTTCTGTTAAGCCCAAGAATTTTTTCAATTTAAAACGATGTGCTAGATATGGGATTTCGCTTAGTTGTGTGAATACAGCTGAACGTGCATTGTTGATTTCAATTTCGCGGTAATCTGAGAAGTTTTGTGGTTCTAAGAAGTCCAAATCAAAATCAGAACTGTCAATATTAATGCCACGTTGCTTCATAAAGACTTTGAACTCTCGATCAATCATTGGAGCAATAAGTCCTTGTAAACGTCTGCAATAACGATTGAAACGGAACTCTTGAATCAATGCTGTGCCCATGCGTCCGTCTGTAAACTGTGCGGCACTGTCATCTGGACCTGTAGGCAAGTAACTGCTGGGAATACGTAAGCCACGAAGCATTTTGTTTGTAAAATACTTCAAGTCGTCAATCTCGCCTAGACCAGTGCCGCCAGGTAGTGTTTCAACTTTACTGCCACGGCCGTCTGCTGTTTGAGCAAAGAAGAAGTCTTCCATGATACTCAATGGGTTATAGCTGGCATCAACTGCATTTGCTCCGCCGTTGCGAGTGGGAATACGTCTTTGGTGGATTTCATTTTTGACACGTTCAACAAAGGCCATGGCCTGGTGAGCTGGCAAGTTGCCTGTGTCAATATAAAATACTCTACGTTCTGGCGCACGTTGTACACGATAGATAATAACAGAGTCTTCAAGCATTTCTTTTTGCTTGTATACTTTAAACACGCTGTCAAGAATACTTGGACCAAATGGCCAACTTGAATCTAAACCTTCGTTTAGACTGATGTGAATTACATCTTTGGCATCAATGGCCACTTCGCCGCCTTGTTGTCCGGGTTTAGAATATGTGTTTGATTGTGAGAATGGTCCAGCTGCGTTGGTTACCGCAGCGCCTGGCAATGTTTGCACATTGTCAATGGGTTGTGTTGCAACCTTAGATGCCAAGTTAGGATGAATATTTGAAATCACGTATTGTTCAACAGCGCGGCCTTCGGCTTCATTGATAACTGCACGTTTTACATCAATTGGATTTACCCAATACAGTTCAAATGTTTCTGGATCACGAAGGAAGAAATGGTCACCGTATTTGATTGCTGAACGGAATGTACGAAACACACGTTGATCCATTTTGTTAATGGCGCACCACTTTTTAAGTGCTTCATTGACCACTTTGCTTTCACTGTCAGTTGGATCTTCTTTCCATATAACACGAAATGGCAAGTTTGTTTCTGTGTCTGCTTGAGTACAGAATTCAGCAATGGTGTCCAATGCAGCATTGACTTCACTGTCAATGTCCATTTGATCATACTGAGTATATCGCTCAGTACGGTTTGGTTGCCCAGTATAAACTTCTTGTAACCAAGAAGCAAACTTGGCAGACGTTGCTGATGCACCGCCTCGTTGGCCCGCTGAAGTTTTTTCAACTTCCGGATCCCAAATTTTAAAGTGTTTTCGCCATGACATAATGTGTTTACTTATCGTATATTATTAAGATAGTCTCACCGGAGACTCGTATCCTGCTGACTTTGTATTGCCCCTAATTGCTTGTAAATCGTTTTCAATGCTGGACAAATACGACATAACTTGTGCTATTACTTCTGGAGTAATTGCTGAATTACCATTCAACATGTTTGTTAATCCATTGTTCTGTTGTGGTGAGCCTGCTACTCCATCTGTTGATATTTGTGGTATTGATAAACCATCTAAACTTGGTAAATCAATGTTGCTCATTTCAATCAGCACATCTTTGAACTTTTCTAACGCATCTAAATCCAAGGCTTTTAGATTATCATTAATTAGGCCAATGCCTGTGCCAAAATTCATCATTCCTTGGCCAACTAAACTTATTTTATCAGCAACTGGTACCAACTCTAAAATACGATCAATTGGACTCTTGGCGCCAAATAAACTCATCAACCCTGTTATAATGCTACCTGCTGTGGCCACTGCCATGCCTGCGGCAAATACCACAGCTCCTGCTCCAATGGCAGCTAAGCCTGCGCCTACTGCAATCAAGTTTACACCGTCTATATCACCAATCTTTTTCAATGCTTCAGCAAATACATCTGCGGCTTGAGCAGCTACCCAAGCGCCTGCCCCAAATATTGCAAGTGCGCCACCTAATAAAGCAATAGCTAAAGAACCGGCTGCAATGACAGGTAAGAAGCCGCCCATTACGCCGGCGGCAACTGCAAACACACCCAATGCAACTGCACCTTTGGCAATACCTTCCCAATTTAAATCATTGAATGTTTGGAAACCCTTGCCTGCGACCCACATTGCAGCACCAAGTGCAGCGATGGCAAGTGCGCCCATTAATATGCTTCCGGTCATGCCACCTAACAATTCAGCGGCTACTCCAAGTATTGCAATTGCTCCAGCGCCTTTGATTAGACTGTCCCAGTTAACATCGTTAAACATTTTAAATCCAAAAGCTGATATAGCAACGGCTGCACCTAATATTACAATGGCTGCAGCGCCTTTGATAATACCAGTGGTTGCTTCACCTACTAGTTTAGCCATACCAATCAAGCCGCCTAAGGCCAATGTGCCTTTGGCTAAACTGGTCCATTCTACTTCGTTGAATGTTTTTAAACCCACTGCTGTCAATGCCAATGCAGACCCCAATAATGCCAATGTTCCTGCACCTTTGACAGTTTTACTTTCTCCCAGCTTACCCAGCATTTCGCCAAAGCCTTCCATGCCTTTGCCAGCGGCACCACTTAACTTGTCCATTACACCACTAGCGGCTCCACCCCCAGCACCCCCACCCATTTTGCCAGAAATCCAACCGCCTGCTTTGCCCAGGCTACCACCAATCATACTGCCAATTTTGCCTAGGCCACCACTCATCAATCCGCCAATACCACCAGCAACAACCAATGCACCCAAACTGCCTACTAGTGTAGCAATACCAATGCTGAGTCCAAGAACAACACTTCTTAAACTTTCAAGTGCCGCTGTCAAATTATTCATTGACTTGATGTTGTCTGTTTCTGATGTACGTGGTGTTTCTTTGTTGTCATCTTTATTACCTTGAGCCATGTCCTTTTCAAACTTGCCCAAGGCCGCACCCAAGGCGGCATATTCAGGAGCAGTGGTAGCGTATTGAGATCTTTCATCTCTAATACGTTGCATTTCACCGCTCATGCCTCTTAGATTTTTATTGATAGCATCAACGTTGTTACCGCCTTCTCCGCCTTTTTGTACGGCTTCGTTAAGCATTTCCAATGCTTGCATGTTGGCTGGGTTTGACACGTTTGCGGCCGCTTGGCCCATTTCTCCACGACTCAGTGCCAATGCAATTCTTGAAATCTTTTCAGGATCACTTTCAATACCCATTTTTGCAATCAATGGAGCCAGCTGTTGAGCTCCTGTGTTGCCTTCTAAACTGGCGTATGTACCAGCTTGGGTTTTTCTAAAAGCCTCCATTGCCGCAAGAACTTCTTTGGCGCTCATACCAAAGGCATTGCTTAATTTACGTGTGTTATCCAGTGTATCAGCATACTGCCTTACCAGTCGTTGCTGTGCATCTTGTTCATTCTTTGCACCCAACATTGCAGACTGTGCCAGCTGTCCTTGAAGTTTTGCACGGTCTTCATCGCTAAGTCCCATTGAGGCGGCTGCGTTGCTGGCCCGATCAACACTTTTAACCAAGTCAGTGCCCAATGATTTACGCAGTGTTGAGTTCAGATAAAAACTGCCATACTTCAAGCCACGACTCAAATTACTTAGATTCTCTGCGGCTTCTTGGCTGTTGCTGCCAAACGCTTTGAATCCACCTTGACTTTCTTCAATGACTTTGATAAACGATTTACCTACACCGCTCATCAATTTCATTTGTGTTACTGATCCAACGCTGAACTTGCTTAGGTCAGCAAACGCACCTACGTCTGCAGCATTTTCAGCAAACATTTGTAGATTACCCAGCATGTAACCAATGCCGGCTGCAACACCACCAGCTACTCGACCAAATGCTGTGCCAGTGTATTGTAAATTAGTACCTAGACTACTGAATGCACTGCTTAAATTTGCATTTTCGCCTATCAGTGTTCGACCAAAGGTCTTGAAAGATTTATTAATATCTTCCTGTGCATCCAATGCATCTTGCTGTTCTTTTGTTAAGTCCTTTTGTGCTTTGACTGCTTCTTTGGATGCTTTGGTTTCTGCATCAGTTTGCACACGTTGAGCTTTGATTGACTTGGTAGATTTATCAGTTTCAAGGCGATTTTCTTTTTGTGCCTTTTGTTCAGGCGTTGTTGCTTTGGCCCCAGGTACAGGACTACCTTTGGTGGCACCTTGGCCACCACGGCCAACAGAATCCGACAAGGATGCTAGTTTTCTATAAAACTTGTCTAACGATGCGTCAAACTCTCTTTGGTCAAACTCTGCCATTTGGTAAAATACGGTCCTTTAGCCATTAAAACGCCACATAAATACAATTATGATATAGGTTCTATTACACCTATTTACCGCAAAGGATTAACTACATGGATAACTCAAACCCACTAAAACAGCCAATTAAGCAGCCGGCAACAAACCCATTGGCTCAATATTACCGAAAGCCCGGCACTTATATTGAACTGCCCAGTGGAGGTCGTTTTTACAAGCTGGCACCAAAGCTCAGCGATACCAATGAATTGGCAGTTTACCCAATGACAGCCAAAGACGAACTTGCTCTTAAAAACCCAGATGCGCTGTTAAACGGCGAAGCACTAAAGCAAGTTATTGGTTCTGTATGTCCTGATATTCGTGACGTGAGTGAAATTCCAGCTCCAGACATTGATGCTATCTTGGTTGCCATGCGTATGACCAGTTATGGTGATGATATGGAAATTGATGTCAATCACGGATGTGAAGAAAGTGGTGGTAAATCACAAAGAGTCACAGTTGGTTTGGGCAGTGTGTTGTCAACACTGAAAGTAATTCCAGAATCATTGGGCACTGTAACATTGGCCAATGGAGTTGTTGTCCAACTGCGTCCATACACATTAGAAGCACAAAGTCGGTTGCTTCGTGTACAGTTCAACACCATGCGTCAATTGCAAGGTGCTGAGGCCAATGAAAATTCTACCATTGAACAAAAAGCAGACATTGCCAATAAAGGTTATGATCAGCTGGTTGTACTGAGCCAGGATATTCTAGCACAAAGTATCATTTCAGTTACACTGCCAGACGGAGTTGAAGTAACAAACTTTGCACACATCCATGAGTGGGTTAAAAACTTAGATCGTGCCAGCAATGAAAGACTAGACGAAGAAATCAAAGCATTTGCAAAGTTTGGTATTACTCGCACACTTGAAGTAGAGTGTGATCATTGTAAGACAAAATTTACAACAGACATGCTGTTTGATCCTACAAGTTTTTTCAACGTAGGCTCTTGAATCTAGGACTTGATAGAGCAAAGATTCGACGCTTTATCGAGGGCATTGAAAACGAATCAAGAGCCGTAATCAAAGAAGTTTCTATGTTGAGTGTTTGGGGTAATATCAGCCCATCTGAAATATGGAACATGACTTACCAGGAACGAGTAGTACTAAGTGAAGTTATCAAAGAGCACACAGATACCATGTACGGCAAAAAGGGTATTGCTCGTCGTTGATGTTCATTTGTAAAGTATATTGGTAGAGCGAATACTTCGCTCTTGAATTTCGTATCGCTTCGCTCAACTCATTCACTTTACTGTAAACCTATTTTTTTAGATTTAACACGATTTTATATGATTGTAGTTAGGTTTCTTACTAAATGAACTACATATTGATTACTTGACCTGATGCTTCAGTCACACTTAGCCGTTTTACCGGCTAAGATTAACACTTGACCCGAAGTCCAATGCCACATTCAACTAAAGCAACTATTTCTAGCTAAGGCGGTCACGCTGTACCTTTTTACGCTTATCTTATTATGACGCTACTGTATCAACCTAATTGAAATAACTGATACTGTATGTAGGATGTAATTGTCAACAGAGCCTACTCTTTTTGGTAGTACGATACTTGCACCAATTCTTTTCATACCATGAATTGCGTCCTGTGAAGGATAGTGGTGCCGAGTCTCCGCTACTGCATCGGAAGTTCCTTCCCCTGCGCCACCCTAGGGCCAGGTTTTATGGGTGCAAAATAACTGGCTGCACAAGCCTATCAGTAGTAAATGAGTCTGGGGGAGTTTGCGGTTTACGCAGAGAGTATAAGGATTTATCTGTTTGACAGATGAGTTAACGATGTAGTTAAAGTTTATCTTTGATATGGTTTTTATGTACTTTGAGTGAGATAATGCCGTTGTAGTAGTCTACGGATTCTAATACTTTTCTATCAAATTGTTCTTTCGCTTCAATATACGAGCATACTGCTTTTGCATTGCAATAATGCAGTATCTCTCTTTTAAATTTATCTGTGCCTAGTTGAGCTATGTCTGCCAAAAGTTCTACGCTTGAGCCATAATATATTTGCCAATCCGAATCAATTTTGCCTCGGATCTTCTTTTTCTTCTTGGTGCCGTTTTTTAACTTTACAGTCTTGTATGTGGTTTTACTAAACTTTGCCAGTTTCTTCCCCACATACTTTCGGTTGTTGGTCAGGTTTGTTATAAGATACACAAACCCAACACAATCTTCAGGTAACGTTTCTACAACAGCATCGTTGTAAAACCACATTACTTGGGTGCAGACAAAGCTTCTTTCTCGGCAGTAATCTCTTTACGGCGTTCTTTGATAGCTTTGCTCATTTCCTGTAGTGCTTTACGAGCACGAGCGGCTGCGGCCTTAACACCTTTGCCTGCAAATTTTTCGTTTTCAGCCTTGTACGCTTCAAACTGTTCTAATAAAATTTCATGATTTGTCATAATGTTCCTTTAATTTTCAATAACCTGTGTATCCGCTTCCAGCATAGTGAATCCATTTTCTTTAACTACCATGAGCACATTGTTGACTCTACTTGCTAGTTCATCTCTATGAGAGATTAAGAAAATATTACGATTCATCTCACGTCCCATGGACTTTAACACTGACATAGAGTGTTCGATACCCACACTATCCATACCAGAGTCAACCAGTTCGTCGATAAACATCAAGTTCATTGGCTCTGTGAAACTCTCATACACATCCCTAAAACTCCAGCTCAATGCTAGAATTAAACGATTTCGTTCGCCTCGACTTAGATTATCAAAATCAAAACTTTGTCCTAATTGGCTAATGTCTACTTCCAAATCACTTTTAAATGTAACCTGATGTGGCAGTTGCAACTTGTCCAAATAGTAACTCAATCTATAATTCAAATATGCCAAGTTTTGTTCAATAATTCGCTTTCGCACAAATGAGTCCTTGCTGGTCAACAACTTTAACAAAAACTCTTGGTGTTCGAGCAGTTTACTTACTCTGTTAATTTCATCCCAGCTGACCAGAGCTAGTGCGGTATTACGCATGGCTTCAATTTGTTCTTGATAAGGATCTTCTTCTTGAGCCTTTAAATCAAGTTGCTTACGGATGTTTTCCAAGTTGTTCTTATGTGCGGCCGCATCAGCTACATCCTGATATTTGGTTTTAGGACGATCACCTAGTAGGCCAATGCTTCGAACAGCCATGTCTGCTTGAGCCAAATAACTATGCTCTTCCTTTAGTGCATTAACTGTTAGATCCACAGCAGCTTGTGCATCAGCGGCCATTTGGTCATGCCGTTCATCATGCACATCTTGTCCACAACTGGGACATTGGTGAGCTTTAATAGAAGCCAGGCTCTTTTGTGCAAGACTCAATGCATCTTGCAGTTTCTTTACATTGCTTTGTCTAGTGGCCAGTTCTTTGTTGGCTAACTTTAGACGGTTTTCATTTTCTTTGTAAAGAGCTACAGCACGATGAGATTCCAATTCTGCTTCAATGTCAGTATTTTCTAATTCTGTGATAGCTGCCATAAAGGATGCTACATCAGAATCTTTCTTGGTAGACCAAACACGACTACGGCGCTCTAAATCATCAATACTGGTTTGAACACGAGCATTGCTTTCTTGCAAGGCCTTGATGCGTGATTCCTCATCCTTGATATCGTCTTTGCTTTTCTTAATGTGTTCGCGAAGTATTTCAGCCTTTTCACTTAACTGAGTAATGCCCAACAGTTCTTCAATGATGTCACGTTGCTCGCCACTCTTGAGACTCAAAAAAGGCTGTGTATAAGTGTTCAGTGCTACAAGGTGTTTGAACATTTCAGCACTCATACCAATCACATGCTCAATTGCTTTTTGTGTTTCGCGATTCTCACCTTGACCCTCATCAGTGCCAGATTCGTTTACTTCTTGATCGTCAACTAAAAAACGCAACAGGTTAGGTTTACGACCACGTTCAATAGTGTACCGGTTACCATTCTTTTCAAATTCCACTGTGACCAACATGTTCTTGGCGTTGGTTTTATTGATCAAGTTTTCCTTACGGATATTTGTAAGTGCATTGCCGTAGATGGCATAGCTGAGTGCATTGACCATTGTAGTTTTACCTACACCGTTACGAGCACCATCACCGCCCAAGTCCAAGTTGTTACCCAGCACAAGAGTCAAGCCATGTTGATTCATACGAAGAGCCTGGGTCACATTGCCCACGCTCATAAAGTTTTTAATTGTTAAATTGTTAAACTTGATCAAACTGTTAGTCCTTGGTAAATTTGTACAAGAATTTGTCTATCAATCACATCAGAATCAATGGCCTGAATCTGATTTAATACAATAGCATCTACAGATTCAAATTGAATCTCGCCGCCTTGCCATTCGTTCGCATGTTCTTCCTTCTTGCCTGGTACAAGAGCCAGCTCACGCATATTATACGTTTCTGCCCACTGTTCTTTGATGTACGTGGCTTCTTCGTAGCTGATGTCTACATCAATGGTGATACGAGCAAAGGTCTGCTCGTCAAACAGTTCGGCATGACGGTCAATGGCCTGTGTTAGTGTAAGCGTCTTAAACTTAGGTGCGCTTGGCCAAGTTCTAAATTCTGGTTCTCCGCCATGCTCTAAAAACATACAGCCACGTTCGTCATCCCATGCATCAGCATAGTTGTGTGGAAAGCAATTGCCCATGTAAATGATGTTGCCTTTGCGTTGACGCTTGTGAAAGTGTCCTGAGAACACCAATTCTTGATTGGGAAAGTGTCCAGCATTGAGTCCACCATGATCCGGCATTTCTACCATGGCATTCATTTTAAAGTGCGGCAATTCAAAGTGACCAAACACATAACGACTTTTCAGCTTGGCCATTTTAGTCCACTCGTCACCTACCAGCCAAGGAATGATTGTCATGTCACCCACTGTCAACTGTTCGTCAACTAGGACAACATTGTCCAAGTGCTTGGCAAACGGCAGTGAGTTGATCTCACGCTTTTCACGATACGCCAAATCATGGTTGCCCATAATCAAGTATACCTTTTCAAAGTGTTCTGACAAGTACTTGACGTTGGACGTTGTATAGTTAAGTGTGCTAACGTTAACAGTGGATCTGTTGTTGTGCCAGTCGCCAAGAAAGATGCATGTTTCAGCACCTTCCTTCTTGGCTTCTTCTACCATCCACTTGATAAAGTTTTCACAGTCATTGTTATGGCTGCGGCTGTTGTTACGTAGTCCAAAATGAATGTCTGTAAAGCAAACAGCTTTTTTAAAGGATTGAGTCATCAACTATTATAGCATTTCTGCAAGTGTATGTCTACAGCGAACCAGCTCATCTTTGATGAAAAGTTTTCGTTTCTTAAGAGTTTGGGCAACTGGAGTATCGTTTTGATGTTGTTCCTCCAGGATCAACAGTTGTTTTTCGAGATTATTATGATGAATCTCTAAGTGATCAATATGACGTTTTAAACTGTCAGGATGTTTCATAGTTACTCCTTTTTTAAGAATTGTGCAAGCTCTGGTGCTTTCCAGCCTAGTGGCTTTAGAACCTTACCATCTTCACGTTTACGAACTTTACCAGTGTCTTTATCAATTTTGGCAAAGTTAGTGTGCATAACTTCTTTCCATGCACCTTCACCATCAGCACCCATACTATGTATAGCACCAATGCTAACAACCAATATATCAATCAGCGCATCTAATGTTTCAACTTCGTCGTAGTTATTGATTGCCTCAATAAGTTCAGTGTGTTCTTCTTTGATCAAATTAACATACAATCTAAACTGTTCTTGGTTGAAACCCTCTACGCTTTGGTCACAGGCCTTCATAAATTTTTCTTGGTCACGGAATGGATTCATTATGCTTCCTCGCTGTCCTCTAAAATAATTTCAGACACTTCAATGTCTGCATCAATATCAATGTCTGTATTAACATCAACTTCAGTGGTTGGAATTTCTGGTTCTGCTTCAAGTTCAGCCAATGCTTCGGATTCTTTGAGTGCATTGAATCTTTCAATACCTTCCAAGTGAGCTTGTTGACTTTCCATCTGTCGAGTCCATGATGGCATTTGTCCTGAGTCACACAACATGTCATCACGGATATCACGTTGACGTTTTTCTACGTTGAGTACTCGAGTAAATGAGTTTGTAACTGCGGCTGTATAGTAAGCAAATGGGTTTTGACTTTTGCCTTCGTCAAACTGTAAGGCAATTTGTGTCAGCTGAATCAAGGCCTGGCCACGCATTTCGTCTACATAGCTATAACCACGCCAGTTGCTGCGCAAGCTATAACGCTCGCACAACTTTAAAAACATAGCACCTAAACGATTGGTGATATTGCCATGATCAACACAGAACTCTCCTGTTTCTAAATCACCTTTCCAGTGACTGCGCAACACTTCACGCCAGGCACCATCTTCATTTTGAACAAAGTGCTTGAATGGCGGAAAGTTTACTTTGGATCGATGATCAGCAATGCTCTTGGGATTATTTTTACGGCCTGGCTCTAACGGAATGTGTTCAAATGTCATCATGCGAACAACCAAGTCAGTGACTGGAATCTTTTTAGGATTCACTTCAAATTGATCCTGTTTAGGCTTGGTACTGGCTTTGCCATTGTTGGCTTCCCATTCTGCAATGGCTGCTTGATAAGCAGCAGTTTGCATCCTGGCTGCTCGAGCTTCACGTGCTAAATTAACAGCACCTTCGGGACAGGCTTTGGTTTTGCGATTATGAAAGCTCTTTAATTCAGTTACAATGTAATCGTATTGCTCAACATCTCGGCTTTCTTTCCAACAGTAACTCATTTTACTGGCATGGATTGCAGCAAGAATGTCTTTGTTCTTTAGGTAAATTGTTGTTGTTTTTTCTGACACGTTGGGGTCTCCTTACATCAAGTATAGCATAAAGTTGTAGCCATTGTCAACGGTAATATACCTACTTTATAGAAACGGTAAATAGGTATGGAGAAACTTTTAATGAAGATCAATGAGCTAAATTCCCGAGTTATTGCTGTGTACGCAGGACGCTTCCACCCTTTCCACCATGGACATGCTGAAGTGTTTCGTGAACTCGCGAACAAGTTTGGCATTAACAATACTTACATTACAACCAGTGGCAAGGTTGAACCAGAAAAGAGTCCGTTTACGTTTGCAGAAAAGTCAGTGATGATGCAGGCCGCAGGCGTACCAAAAAAGAACATTGTGGAAGAAACAGTACCATATGCACCAGTGAACTTGCCAAGTAAATTGGGTCTGGATCCAGATCGAGATGTTATGATTTTTGGCGTAGGCCAAAAGGACATGACAGAAGATCCACGCTTTGCGTTCAAGCCATTAAAGGACGGCAGTCCCAGTTATTTCCAACCATACACTGGTAAAAATTTACAGCCATTCAGCAACGCTAAAAATGCTGATGGTACTCGTGCTGGACATGCTTACATTTACCCTGTGCGTGATGTACAGTTCAGCATTGCAGGCCAGTCAATCAACAGTGCAAGTCAAATCAGAAACTTGTACAAAGCCGCCGACGATGAAGGTCGTACAGCAATACTGCACGAACTATATCCAAATGGTGGAGCTGTGATTGAAAAGATTAAACGCATCTTTGATGCCAAGTTAGGATAATGCCGTGGCAAATTTAGATAACAAAGTCACTATTGAATTTAAAGCATTTGCCGAAATGGGAACAACTGATGCAAGTGGTCGCAAGACTGGTGAAAACGATATACGTTCAAGCACTTACAAAGGACCTAGTGCAAAGCACATCCTTACTTGGCCAAGTACTCCCAAGATTAATCAATCAATCGAAGTAAACTACAGCACTTGGGAATTACAACACACCAACTATCAGCCAAGTGCATTTGGCAATCGTACAACACCAACAATCACTGTCAGTGGTCCTTGGTTTTGTAGAACAGTAGAAGAAGCTACGGCCACATTAAATGCAATTCATTTGCTACGTTCTGCTACCAGCATGTTTTACGGACGCGAAGATAAAAACAAAGGCACACCACCACCTATTGGACGTTTAAATGCACATGGCTTGTACTCAAATACACCAGTGGTTGTAAAAACGTTTCAATACGATTACCCAAACGATGTTGACTATATCACAGTTGACATGTTCAATGGAAAACAAAGTGTGCCTGTGCTGTTTGAAATGTCAGTTAGCTTGATTGTTCAAATCAATGCAGTTGAAGCAGTTAAAGAATATACTCTTGAGAATTTTTACACTGGCAAATTACTAGGAAACGGATACATCTAATATGGCAACCACAGGAAAAAACCAGTACGCAGACACACCAATTACAGATTTTTATCTTGATTTGGCCAAGTTGCCAAAAGCAGAAGACATTGTTTATGGAAAAAAAGTTGAAACAATTGTTGTAGAGCCTAAGTTTCAACATCGTCCTGACTTGTTAAGTTACTCATTGTATGGTAACAGCAACTACTGGTGGGTAATAGCTTTGATCAATCGCAATCAACTTCTAGACCCTATTAGAAATCTAAAAGCAGGCATGGTACTTCGCGTACTAAGCAAATCAGATATTGCTGGAGTAATATAATGGCTGATAAACCAACCTACAACGATGACATTGGCTTGCCGGAAATTCATTATAACCCTTTACAAAATTATCGTAATGCAACTTACAACACTCGTTTAACAATGATGTCGTCAGTTGAGGCAACAAAGTCAAGACTTGACAGAAGCTATGATTACAAAAAAGGTATTGTTATTTGGGAGACTGGCGGAGCAGGATCAGTTTATCTTGAAGAAATGACCATGGAGTGTGTTGGTGCTGGCAATAAAACTGGCAACTATGTAACACAACTTCCAATTAATTTTAAGGGCAAAGTTGTTGAACCCATTGGTGGACGTTTGATTGAGCAGATTAGTTTGGCAGCACTTGACTTGGGTTATAAAAGCAATGACGGTGTTTATCTATTTGAAATTTCTTTCACCGGCTACAATACTGAAACTGACCAACCTGAAATATGCAAAGGCTGGCAAGGAGAAGAGCTGATCTTTCGTTGGTATATTAGACTAAATCAATTGCACATGCAACTTGACTACAAGGGCAGCATATACGACTTTGAGTTTATTTCGGCTGCTGGCCAAGCCTTGATGACTGATTACACCACACTTGAAGATGGTTTTAGAATGGTAGGTTCACCAGATAATGTTGGAAGTTTTTGTAAAGAATTAGCAGATGCGCTCAACAAAAGAGAAGAAGAACACGTTAAGGCCAATATTCGTTGTATTCCTCACAAGTATGTAATCACCGCGCATAAAGACATTAAAAATTTAAAATTAAAAAGTGGATTTTGGTCAAGACAAACATTCTCCTGGTTGATTGGTCGAGGTGAGATGCAAGGCAAGCCTGGACAGAAAATACAAGAATTTATTCTGGGCGCATTGGCCAACAGTGAAGAACTATTGAAACATTTACATCGTATTCCTGAAAAGAAAGATTACAATAGCCCTGACACCAAACCTGGCAAGTTAGAAATAGTTCCTAAAAACGTTGTGGTGATTCCAGGATCCAAAGATGTTGAACAAAATAAAGATTATGCATTTGATGCAAAGTTAGGAAGTTCTGCTAAAGAAATACACTTTTTCATCACAACAAAAGAAGATGCAAGAAACGTAATCAGTCCACAAGAATATGTTGATGCACAAGATCCTGCACAAAGAAACAAACGTGTTGACAATTGGATTAAAAAAGGTCTACTTCGTAAAGTATATAAATGGATCTATACCGGCGAAAACTCTGAAGTTATCAATACCAGCATTAAACTTGATTATATGTGGCGTAACGTACGACCAATTTGGGTAAGCTCAGAATCTGGTAAGCCTATTGCACCAGTGGCCACAGCTGCAACAGCAAAAGAAAAATCTCCTGCTAAAAAAGATGCAAAAGCAATTGCCTGTACAGATGCTAGATCAGTAGGCGTTGTAACACAGCGTGTGGCTGCAACATACGCAGAAGACGCAGAGTTTGACAAAGCCACTGGTAAAATTCAACCAAAGCCGGGTTGGTATCCGCACATGCCACAGTTTTATCATATGAACGTGGGCATTAATCAGCAAAGCCAACAGGGTGCTCTGTCTGACGAAAATGCAAATGAGTATAGCATCTATAGACAGATTGGTTCAAACTTGTCTGGCAGTGGTGAAATGGTAAAACTTGAACTTGAAGTGGTTGGTGACCCATACTGGCTAATGCAAATTCCTGGAACTCCTGGCAATCCGCCCTGGGAAGAAGATGTATGGGAATATGAAAAAGAACAGTTGACAGAAGATCAAATGGCCGAAAAGAGAAAGAAGACTGCAACACATACATGGTTGCCGTTTATCTATTTTGAAGCACAAGTGCCGTCAGCTACAATAGACTCACAGGATAAAATGGCATTGCGAGAATCTGATGCAATCAGTGGCGTGTACAACACAATAAAATTAACAAATAAATTTGTCAAAGGTAAATTTACTACCAAATTAGAATGTGCAAGAGAAACACTTTCAAACCCATGGACAGGAAAAACAAAACCACCTGCATCATCCAGCGGCAACAAAGCATCTGGTAATGCATCATCTAAAGGTCCTAACAATGCCGGGACAACAAAATAAAGGTTAAGCAATGAAATCAAATACAAACGGCAGTGCATCAGGAGGAACAACAGCAGTCGGCAGTAAAATGCAAGGCGTGTTTCTTGGCAAGATAAAAGATAACATTGATCCAGACGGCCTAGGTAGATTGCGTGTATGGATTCCGCAATTGAGTGGTTCTCAAGAATCAAATAAACAAGGATGGTTTACAGTTCGTTATTGCCCGCCTTTTGCTGGGGCTACTAATACCAAAGACGAGTCACAGGCCAAAGACGCAACCAAGTATGCACAAACAAATCAAAGCTATGGCATGTGGATGGTGCCACCAGACTTGAATGTACAAGTTATTTGCAGTTTTATCAATGGCGAGTTGCATCAAGGAATTTGGTGGGCATGTTTGCCGCATGATGGCCACACACATGCACTGCCAGCAGTGGCATCGGGCACTACACATGACGGTGAAACAACTCCTTTAGCTGAACGCAATAGATACAATACTGATGACCCGGATGTAGAACGCAGACCCAAGCATCCTTTAAACAATGTTATTAGACGACAAGGGCTTGAAAAAGACCTACGTCGTGGTCATATCAATGGTGGACCTTTTAGAAATAAAGAAAAGCACACTGGTTTAGCGTATGGTGTACTGACACCTGGACAACATCAGTTTGTAATGGATGACGGTGAAAAGTTTAAGAACGGTCAAATTAGATTACGTACTGCCAGTGGCAACACATTTATCATGGACAACGATGAAGGCTTTATCTATTTTATCAATGCCACGGGCAATGCCTGGATGCAGTTGGACAAAGAAGGAAATGTTGATGTGTATGCTGGTGGCTCGTTTAGTGTCAACGCCGAAGAAAGTATTAACCTTCGTGCTGGCAATAACATCAACATGGATGCTGGCAACAATATCAACGCTGCTGCCGCAAACAACTTTGAATTAGAAGCATGCGAAGTATTTAACGCAACTGGCACCAACGGAATGAAGTTAAGCACAGGGCAAAATATGAACATTCTTGCTGATAGTCAATTTAAAATGACTGGTCAGCGTATTGACTTAAACGGTCCGCCTGCTGAACGTGCAACATTACCATCGCCAAACAATTTGGTAACAAACACCACAGTTGGTAAAAGTATTGCAGGTCGTGTGCCTGAAGCAGAGCCATACGGTGGTCACGTTAGTAAGGGTGGTGAACAGCCCACAGTAATTACAGGAGCTGCACCTATTGAAGATCCTACAATTACACCAGCACCAGAAAGTTATGAGGATAAACCACCTCCAGAAAATACAGATGCAATTGCATGCGTACCAGATGTTACACAAAATAAATTAAGCGACGAAGCTTTTTCAATGTTACTCAGTAGAGAAGCATATCGTGGTATGATGTACAGCGATTTCCAAGGATACTCAGTGGGGTATGGTACTCGAGTAGATATTTTTGGTCCTGGTAACCCTGCAAGCAAAATTGATGCCAACTTAAAGCAGGCCTTACTGGCAGGACCAAGCGAAGCTGAAGCACGTTTGGCCAGCCGACAAATCATTGATCGTCATATAACGCCAGGAGTTGTCAATACATTGGCAAAAGAAAAAGCCGCTGCCGGCAAGGAAGTGTGTATTACTCAAGCGCACATTGATGCTCTTATTATTGCGGCATATGGAAATCCAAGCGCAGCAAATGGCATGGCCAAAGAATTAGTGGCCAGTGGCGCACGTAGCGCAGACGGCAAGCCAACCAATGAAGATATAGCACGTATTTGGGCAAATGGCAAATATTCAAACAGTTCAGGCCAAAGAAATAATGAAGCGTCCTATGCCATGACCGGAAAACAAAACGGAGACTCAAAATCTGGCGATCCAATAAAACAAATGAACGCTGGTGTCAAAGCAGACGAAGCTGCTATTCGAAACAACAAAGCACGAAATCCAGATACTCCGTGGCCAGGAACTTTGGGTAATGGTCCACAAACAGGTAATAAAAGCGAAGCTTCTTATACAAAGCCAACACCTACACAATTTGGACAGTGGGAAAGAAGTTCTTATTTAAACACTGGTAAAGTACCATACGGAAGTAATTTAACACCTGCACAGCTACGAGACAAGTACGGAGCACCGCACACTGGCGGAAATTACCCTCCCAGTGCCCCTGCACCAGCCTCACAGGCATAAAGATATAACCCGCTTTATTCCTTACTGGTAAATAGGTGTATGCCAACGTATACATCAAAATTTCGCGGTTATAGTTCGATTGGAACCACTTTTTTAAATCCGGTCCTACACGATCTTTCTCTTGCAAAACAAGACCTACTGAATCATTTCAATACTCGCAAAGGCGAGCGTATTATGATGCCTACTTTTGGCAGCATAGTATGGGACATGCTTTTTGAACCGCTTGATGATTACACAATCAATTTAATTGATCAAGATGTACGCACAATTATCAAAAGCGACCCTCGCTGGTTGTTACAAAAAGTAGAAATAAGCGAAGGGCCAAATGCACTTAACATTGAAGTTACAGTGACATATTTGCCATCAGATGAAATAATAACATTACCATTGGTATACGATAAAGGAACAAATACAGTATGAGCCAGACACGACGCCTAGGACAGTTAAACGCAGCCGAAAGCTGGCTTAACAATTATCGTTATCTAGTAAACGCAGACTTCAAGGCCTACGACTTTGAAAGCCTAAGAACTGCTTTACTAAATCACATTCAATTAAACTATCCAGAAGATTTCAACGATTTTATTGGTTCAAGTGAATATGTTGCACTAGTAGACTTGATGGCATTTATGGGACAGAATCTTGCATTCCGCAGTGATTTAAATTTGCGTGAAACATTTTTAGAAACAGCAGAAGTACGCGGCAATGTATTAAGCATTGCTCGTCAATTGGGTTACAAACCATTCCGTAATGGTGGAGCCAATGGCTTCTTAAAAATTACATCTGTAACAACCACACAAGAATTATATGACAGCAAAGGTACAAACTTAGCCGGCAAAACTATTGTATGGGCAGATCCGTTGAATTTGGACTTCAATGAACAATTCTCATTAATTTTAAATCAAGCATTGAATAAATCAAATCCCATTGGTCGTCCAGTTAGTTCTATTTCTTCAAACGGTGTATCTCGCCAACTGTACGAGCTTGATCAGCCTGACACTCGCACAATGGTGGAAACGTTTTCAGTCAGTGCCAGAAACAACAACAGCTATTCATGTGAGTTGGTTCCAGTAACAATTGACACAGCAACAGAATTAGCAACAGAGAACACACCAAACCCGTATGGACGACAGACTGTGTTATTCAACAATGATGGCACTGGTTATGGCTCAACCTCAAATGGTTGGTTCTTTATGTTCAAACAAGGTACATTAAAGTTTGAGGACTTTACATTAAACACACGAGTAGAAAACCGTGTGATTGATTTGCAAGGTGACAACATTAACGAAACTGATGTATGGGTTCAGAGCATTGACTCTAACGGAAAGATTCTCAGTGAGTGGACACCAGTACCAAATGCCAACAACAAGAACATTATATTCAATGCACTTGATAAGGACAAACGAAAAGTTTACGAAATTATTACTCGTGAAAACGATTCAATTTCGTTGAAGTTTGGTGACGACATATTTGCAGATATTCCAACAGGTAACATTAGAGTTTGGTATCGCGAAAGTGCAAATGAAACATTAACAATCTCTTCTAATGATATAGCAGGTTTAGAGTTATCTTTGCGTTATGTTGACAGTACATTAACTGAACAAGATTTAACAGTGACACTGGAATTATCAGACGCTGCGGCCAGCTCAGCAGGTGAAACATTAGAACAAATTAAAAATCGTGCAAGTCGTACAAGTGCAAGTCAAGACCGTATGATCACAGCATCTGACTATAATATCTATCCAGAAGGTAAAGTAAGTGGTGTAGATAAAATCAGAGCAATTAATAGAAAGCATGCAGGTCAAAGCGTATATGCTGACTTGACTGATCCAACTGGAACATATCGTCCTGTTATTACATTTGCAGACGATGGCTTTATCTACGAAACTCAAGTGGTAACAGAAGATTCAAAAGATGCAATAGTAGGAGCCCAAGAGTTATTGTCTTGGATTGAAAATAGTTTATTGAATAGACAGCTGACACAACTATACTATAAAAAGTACAGTCCTATTAGGCCAAATGTTGGCACAAATATGCGTTGGGTAACAGTGAGTTCTGGCAATGCAACGTCAACTGGATATTTTTCTATGACATCACCAGATTCACCGCTACGTATTGGATACGGCAGCCCAGATCTAAAGTTTAGAACCATTGGTAAAAATACCTTAATTAAAACCACAAACGGCACATGGACTCGTATTATAGACGTGTACCGCGAAGGATTTGGAGTCAATGATAACATTGGTGCCAATACTGGTTTACGTGCCAATGGCCAAGGTGCTATATTTGTTAATACCATATTACCAACCACTGCAATTGAGTCTTGGTTTCCTGCATTGCGTACAATTTTTACGCCAATGGAACAGCAAGAAATTCTTAGAGAGATTCGTGCAGGTCGTAACTTTGGTTTAAAATATATCAACACACTTGCACAGCAGCATCGTTGGAAAATTATTCCTGCAGATTCAATTGAACCGTCGGGCAATTTTGTTGTGCCAGCAGAAACAGGAACAGATTCTGGTGCCAGTTGGTTAGTACGTTTAGAGTATGATTCTACAACCGGCCAATGGACACTATTTTCTCGCAATGATCAAACAGTATTTGGCAGCGTAGATCAATTGACATTCCACAATCAACGTTTTGGAAAAGCAGTTGATCAGGCATCAAAACGATCCCTGAAAGATACAATCAAATTCTTAAAACAAAATAATTTAGAAAATGAATTGACGCTGGATGTTGCTGACTACTTTAAATTGGATGACGGCAGATATGATTCGTCAAGAGTTATATTGTTGTTACCTGGATTGAGCGAAAATGCAGCACCTAACAACCCAGATGTAATTAGCAAGTTAATTTTGGGAAACAATGTGCAATTTAAAAAAGCACAGTTCCTTGATACCAATGGACAATACACTTTGAAGCCATCAGACTCTACTGGAGTAACAATGCCAGGCCGTAAAGATCTGCGTGTGCAAAATACACACGTTCCTTTACGAGATACCAGAGTAGATGCATCTACTACAAACATTGTTGACATGTTTGTATTAACTACCAACTATAATACTGCATATCGTGCATGGGTAAACAGCGGAGCCGATACTGTAACAAAACCATTGACACTGACATCATATGGATTGGAAAAGTTAATGAGTACTATTATTCCTTATAAGAGTATCAGTGACAGCATTGTATTTCATCCGGTAAAGTACAAAGTTATTTTTGGCAAGACAGCAGATATTAGAAATCAAGTTACTATTCGTATCACTAAGAGTGATACCACTAGAATCAGTGACGCTGAAATTCGTAGTCGTGTAATCAGTGCAATCAACGAATACTTTACAGTTGATAACTGGGATTTTGGAGAAACATTTTATTTTACTGACATGGCGTCATGGATACATAAGTCGTTGGGCGGAGTTATTAGCAGTATTGTTTTGATACCAAAACAAAAACAGTTGTCAAGCAATGACTTGTTTCAAATTCCATGTGAAGACGATGAAATCTTTATCAGCAGTGCAACAGTCAATGACGTTGAAGTTGTTTCAAATTAATAAGGCAAAGAGATGGCAAAAGATCCAAAAAAGTTAAACCCTGAAGACCCGTTTAATAAAACATACCCGGGCCAGGATTTAAACACAGGTGTTGTGCCTAGCACCACTGACTTATTACCTACAATTTTTAGAACAGAAACAAACAAAAAAGTTTTAAGTGCTATAGTTGAAGACTTATTCCAACCAAGTTCAATTGAAACATTAAACTATGCTGTTGGTCGTAATAAAACAAAATCTACGGGAGTTGACTATTTGCCGCATCCGTCGGCACGTAGACAATTGGAAACTGGACTAGTATTATTTGGCGATACTGGAGCATCTGTATTAACAGCAGATGATATTGCAACAGCATGGGATCACAATAACAGAGCCAACGAAACAGCTGAACCAATTAGTATATTAGATTTACCAATCGATACAGACAAGTTTTTAAACTGGGCAAACTATTACTGGGTCGACAGTCGTATGCCAGTGGTATTTTTAAACAGTGGTGACAATGATTCATTGAATATACAGGCTGACATTGTTGGCAAAAAGTATTACACTTCTCCGGTGCAAGATAATGGCCGCAGTTTAGAATTTAAAAATGGTATGCGAATAGCATTCCAACAACACCCTCGACATGCAAACATCAGCGGAGACTTGGATTTAGATTTGTTCACTGACGGGACTGATCAATTAAAGTTAGATTACGAATTTGTTAACTATGATAAAGGTTTAATGGGAGTGTCAGTTGACGGCAATATATTAACACAAGGTGTTGATTATACTGCAGTAGGCAATCATATAGTATGGTTAAAGTCGTACAGTGCAAGAAAACCAGTGCATATCCATGCACCAGATTTTTACATTACATTAGAAGACAATGGAATACGTTCATGGCTGGTATATGGAGTTGGCACCGAAGAAGGCATTCAGTTGCTTGGGCGACATTCACAGTTTACAAACACAGTTTATAGTAGGTTGGCGCCTGCTCGTTGGGATGCACCTGCGTTGCCTTGGGATCGCAGTGAATGGGATGGATTTGTTCCTGGTGTCAATTCCAAGCAATACATTCTTCAAGAGGTAGGTGCTAAAAATAAAAATGCACACAGTAGAACAAACGTATGGTTTCACAAGTCTACTATTCAAACTACTGTTGACTTTTTGGGAATTGAATTTAGGGATATTGCAAAGAGCGAAAACCAAGCCATGCGTCCAATTATTGAATTTGAAAATACACTTGAGCTTTATAATCATGGCGTAAGTTATAGAGCATGGGCAACCTTCCTTGTTAACGAATTAAATGTAAGTGTTGCTGACTTTATTAACTTGCCATTGGTGGAAAGCAATACTGGTACACTAAATTCTCGTTATATGGCATTGATGATCAAGTTAGATCGCCCAGTCGATATTGATGTTCAAACAGAAATCCAAGGCAAGCCAAAATTGGCATTAAATGCATCTTCAATTCCAGAATCTGAATTAAACAATATTCTGGCCAATCTTGATAAGGACAATGCTGCTGGCCGTATTCCAAAATATGCAGTTTATAAAGTAAACGGAGACACCATTGCTTGGCTTAAAAATCCTCCAATCAATACCAACTGGAAAATTACATATAGAATCTCCGGAGTGCTATTGTCTGCATTACGAATCTTATGGTTAACCAAAGACGCAAATGCCAATTCAATTGTATTCATTAAGAGTAATGCAACAAAGACAACTGGTTTTTTTAAAGAACATGTTACCAATGGTGATGCAACTGTTATCAACGTAGCATCACCTGACGATCCGCACTACCTTAAAGAGTATTACTGGAAGAACGGTGTTGCTACACTTGCAACATTCCGTAAAACAGCTATTCAACAACCGCTGTTTGAATTATATGCTCGTGATGGAATCAAGCTGAGTTCTAAAACTGGCTTTAAGCCATCTATTATCAACAGCAACATTATCAAAATTAAATCTGGCCTAAACATTGACGACGATTCTGGTTACAGCATTGATTTCTTACCAACACAGTTTACACAACTAACAACAGGTAATATTGCAGCCGATAGTGTATATAATATTTTGTTTGAACACAATTTGCAAAATCCAGCTGTCTATACAAATGCCAATGGCTCACAATTAACAGTTCCTGGACCATATTCTTTCCGTAGATACACGGGCGGCAATTTAACATCAGAGTTAAGCAATGGCTATCGTCGTTCTTGGTTTAAATTAAAAAGCTGGGCAATTCGCTCAGTGCAAGTGTCTGGCGATACTATTATTCAGTTGGATAGTTCAATGTGGCCCACATATGACTGGGCGGTTAAAATTTCCAATGGTGTTGGTACAGTGGTACATGCTGACGATTTTGTAGAATTAGTTGATAACGTTGCAGTTGGTGCTCGCGGCCGCCGCATTAATTTTAAAGTGTATCACGACAGTCCACAGCAAGTTGCAACAGTGAGAGGCTCTGGATTTGACTCATTTAATGTCAATGTAGTTGATAGAACTGTTTCATTTGTTGTACCATCAACAGCAGGTGATGCACTAAAAGTTTCCATTGGATCTATTAGTGTTACTGTTCGACTAATAGAATTAAAAAATGATCCTCGATTCTTGCAAATTACATTGGATGGTATGCCAGTGGATTACACAGTTGATTC